CTGTGGATTTTCAATTTAAGGAAGATGGCACATTACAACTACCACCAGGTGGTGATATTGTAGATAGTGCTGGCGCTAGTGTGTTGTTTAGTGGTAGTTATAATGACCTAAGTGATACTCCTACTATTCCAGTTGTACCAACTGCTCTTAGTAGTTTTACTAATGATACAAACTTTATAACATTAAGTGATGTGCCTACTATTCCAACTGATGTCAGTGACCTAACAGATACTACAGGATTATTAGGTGGTGGCGGAGGGGGTTTAGGTAATAATAATACAGTATCACATATTAACCTAGATGGTGTTCCATATGCTGGTGCTCCTGTGAATTTCGTTCATACTGATAACGGCACAGAAGTTGATATATTAATACCAGATGATGGGGCTGGGGCTGGTGTTGGTATTACTAGGGATACTGACTATGGCATCTACAATCCTTATAGAGAAGGCATTTGGGATGATACTGTTAGCCCAGGTGGTACTGAATGGAACATAGATGGTTGGTTGGACTTGACAGATGTTACTACCAGAACTTATCAACCACTTTACGCAGCATTTGGTAGTGGTGGGTTAGGTAATAAGATTGTAGGTACAGAATGTGTGATGTATCTACCAGACAATGGCAAATACTATACAGTAAAATTTACGCAATGGACACAGGGCGGTAATGGTGGCGGCTTTGCCTATACTCGCAGAGAACTGGACTTAACTAGCCTAGAAGAAGGTATTACATTCGCAGATGGTACCACACTTAAATCCGCAGAAGGTATTGGTCGTGTTAAACTAACAGCACCTAACGATCGTAGAATAGAACAAGCATATGGCTATAAGGAAGTTACTGTAACACCAATCACTACAACAAATCTAACTGCTACAGCGTCTAGAAATGGTGTTAATGAAAATAGTATATGGATTGATAGTACTGCCACTACTATAGATGACATTTTAAATAATACTGGTGCTGCTGGTATTTGGCAATTCAATACTATTGAATTCAGTTTGGATAATAGTACTTGGTATAGATGGGGAGGTGGAACCGGCAATAGTGGTGATGAAAGATCATATGGTTTAATATTACCCGCTAATATCTTAAACTACAATCAAGGCGACACTATTTACTTTAGATATAATACTGGCGGAGAGCCTGTAGTATGGTGGGATAAGGCAGAATTACCTGGCGGTAGTGGTAACTTCCGTGGTGCTAAGATAGATTATCACGCTTTTACAGGTGAGGGAACAATCATAGGTACTATACATATTGTAGATGATGACTCGGAAGAAAATATAACTCATACCGAAGTAAGCAGTGGTAGCACTGACAGTGAAAATGATGATTTATGGTTGGTCCAAAATGAGGGAACTATAAGTTATAGAAGAATAGATGGTGAAGGTAAAACATTAAAAGTACAATGGAGTGCTACAGTGTTTTACGGTTCAGAACTTTACGATTGATTAGGGGCAAAATAAAATGGCAAAAGTAAGAAGAATAAATTTAAGTCAAGTTGAAGGTAATAATGCTTATGACAATGATACCAATGAAATACGTCCCTATGGTGAAATAGGAGTATATCAAGGTGATTTCAATTCTGATATAGATAATAGTAGATTAGAACTATTGATGTTTGGTGGTACTAGAACTCATCTAAAGAGCAAGGTATTAAGCCCAGGTATACTATATGGTTCTAATGCTGACAGTGGAGATGGTGCCGGACTAGACACTATAAAACTAATTCCTGATGCAGAACTATATTCTAATACCGGTAATGATCAATATGTCATAGTAGACCCAGCTGCTCCTAATCATATACACTTGAGAGCAGGTGGTACTATAGATGGTTCTAATGCTGACTTATTTTTAGGTGGTGAGAAAAATACTGTTATGGTAAGTGACTCATCAGATAGAGTAACTATAAAAACTGATAATAATAATGGTGGGACTAATAGTTGGCAGTTTGAATCCAACGGCTCTTTAAATTTACCATCAGGTGGTAGTATTGTAGGACAACCCAACCCTGAAACTAAAATTTATGACATAGTTAGTATAGCATTAGAAACACCATTTACTAATCCTGTAATCACAGTGAATGAACCATTAGTTCCACCAAAATTTTATCCAGGTATGCGTGTTGATATTAGAAATGCTGGTGATGCTACTGGCGCATATTATATTGATTTTCAAGACACAAGTGCTTTTAGAATATTCTCTGATTCTGGTTTAACTCAAGCAGTTGATGCAAGTGCTTGGGCACCTTATACTTCAGGAGGTGAAGTTTGGGTATTTGCTGATTTAGGAAATATTTCATTAGTTCCAAATATTAGTACCGGACTTCATGACTATAAAGCTAACGGTCAATTCATAAACATATACCCTACTAATGATTATGACGTCCCACATATTCATATTGCCGCAGGTAGAGGTAGTACCAGCACAGGTGATCTAATTTTAGGAGATGATAGATCTCATATTGATGTCAATCACGGTGGTTTTATAGATGTTAAAACTTATAACATTGGAACAAATGCGTATCACTATTGGACATTTGGTACCGACGGCAACCTACAAATACCAGCAGGTGGGGACATTGTAGATAGTAATGGCAATACTTTATTCGTCGAAGAAATACTCAGTGAAACTAATACAGTAGGTGCTGGTGTTGCTGGTACTATTTGGACTGATGCTGATAGTACTAACACTATGGCCAAACTATTGGTCAACGGTGTAGAAGCCACTACTGGTGATTCACAGAGTTGTGAGGTATTGATCACTAAAAAGAGTGACAATACCGTAGTAGCAACAATTTATGCTATAGTACATACCAGTGCTAGTCCATTATTCACAGTGGCAGCAGATTGGGATAGTGGCACTAATAGAATGATATTAGATGCTACAGTGCCTGGTGCTAATAATATAGCGTTTAAAGTTAAATCTATTACTTTATAAAAGAGAAGAATATGGCAAATTTTAGAATAGAAGAAGGTATTACATTCTCAGACTCAACAGTTCAGAGCACAGCCTGGACTGGTGGTCGTGTAGTAACTGTACCTACAACTAGTCAAGGTGCTAGCGGTAATCTACAAGGTGACATAGCATTTAGCAGCACACACATCTATTATTGTACACAGACCTATGGTGCTCCAGTATGGGATTATTCTGCTCCAATTGATATATCAGGTGGAGACGGAGTAAGCAATGGCCTTGCTATTACTCTAGCAACACCACCTCAGGTAGGATGGAAAATCAGTAATGGAACCACTGTTGCTACTGTAAGTTCTGTTACTCCTCAGGCTACTTGGTATATTATATTCTATAGTCCCGCTATAACTTTTGCCACAGGTGCTACTATATATTATGCTGCTACAGAACCAGCAACAGTTAATATTTGGAAGCGTGTGGCTTGGAGTGGTGATACTTGGTGATATGATAAAACAGCAGCCTCTGGTATTAGTTTGAACCTACAGTTTGAAATTTGGAAATAAAATGAACCTAACTCCTGTAAAACGTGGCGATACTTGGACTTTTTCCTTTACTTGGAAAAATGGTAATACTCCTATTGATCTTACAGACTGTACTGCCAAGATGCAGATACGTAAACGTAAGGTAGGGACATTACTGGCCGAAGTGGATACATCAGATGGCATTGTTATTGATGGACCATTAGGCAAAGTTACTGCTACGTTTCCAGCCAGTGTTACAGAATTAGTTGAGCCAGGCGCACACGAAACAGACCTCCAACTTACTTTTACTACTACAGGAGAAGTTAGGTCTAGCAAAACAATGATAGTTACAGTATTAGAAGATATTACAAGATGACAACTGGTAGTGTTATTGAGATCGTTGTAGAATCTACTCCCCCACAGGTCATAGAAGTAGATACTGCCAGTGCGCCTAATCTTACAGTAGAAGCAGCAGAACGTGGCCTACAGGGCATACAAGGAGCCCAAGGCCTAGGCGGATACATTGGTGAAGATGGCCTACAGGGCATACAAGGCCATCAAGGTATCCAAGGTACACAGGCAAGTCAAGGTATTCAAGGACAACAGGGTACACAAGGCCTACAAGGTACGCAGGGTGTACAAGGTACGCAAGGTACGCAGGGTATTCAAGGTACGCAGGCAAGTCAAGGTACGCAGGGTATTCAAGGTGAGCAGGGCATACAAGGACTTACTGGATCATTTGCTGGACAGGGCCTACAGGGCCTACAAGGATTAGATGGTGAGGCTGCTGCTCAAGGATATCAAGGCATACAGGGTCGTCAAGGTATTCAAGGTGAGCAGGGAATACAGGGTAGTACAGGGATTCAAGGATCTGCTGGTTATATTGGCGCAGATGGACAACAAGGCACACAAGGTATTAAGGGCGAAGATGGTAGTATAGGAGTAGATGGAAGTCAAGGTATACAGGGTATTAAGGGCGAAGATGGTGTTATAGGAGTAGATGGACAACAAGGTATACAGGGTACACAGGGTACAACAGGTAGTACAGGTACAACAGGTAATCAAGGTATACAGGGTACACAAGGTACAACAGGTAGTCAAGGTACAACAGGTAGTCAAGGTACAACAGGTACAACAGGTAGTCAAGGTACAACAGGTAGTCAAGGTACAACAGGTAGTCAGGGTACACAAGGACAACAAGGTATCCAAGGTATACAGGGTATACAAGGTACAACAGGTAGTCAAGGTACAACAGGTAGTCAAGGTACAACAGGTAGTCAAGGTACAACAGGTAGTCAAGGTATACAGGGCACACAGGGTGTCCAAGGTAATCAAGGCATTCAGGGTATTCAAGGTGCTGTTGGAGAAAATATATTAGAACATACTATTATATTAAATCACGTTGCTCCTACAGCCTCATATACTGGACAGGATGTTACACAATGGAGTGCCTCATACGCTGGACAAGGTGGTAAGTTATTAGTTGAAGCAGATGTAACTGCTTATATTGCTACAGGAAGTGTTAAGAACTGGTATCTTAAAAAGAATGGCACTACTGTGGCCACTGGTACTTTTTATTTTAATCAAGCAAGTGTTCATACTACATTGCCTACAATACAATATATAGATACTTCGGGTAGTACCAGCACAGCAACTTGGAGTATTACATTAGGTTCAGGTTTGATTGTTGATCAACAGGATCGTGCCAGTATTACAGTGACAGAATATGCTGGTATAGAAGGATTAACAGCCACAGGCTTGGTCAATGGCAGTTACTTATTCGCAGTAAATAATACTAATCAAACTGGAGTTGGCCTAAATCAACCTGTTAACTTTCAAACAACATTGAACAGTAATGGTAGTTTGATCAACAAGATCAGTAATACACAGGTCACACTCTCAGGTGGATACACATACAAACTACAGGCAACTATAGGAAGATTTGTTTCAAGTAGTAGTTGGGGCACATTCCGTTGGTACGATGTGACCAACAGCACATATATTGGTGTAGAAGGATTTGGAGAAGTTGCCAGTGCTCCAGGAGCAGTGGGATCAACTAACTTGGCCAAGGCCATAGTATCACCCAGTGTTAATACCACTTATGAACTACGCCAAGCAACAGGAAATACTATTGAGGTTTCAGGTGGTTGGGCCCAAATGGAAATATCACAGATTAATCCTCCAGTGACCTTGGCCTCAGTAGGTACTATTACTGCTACTGGTGATCTTAGCGGTAATATTTTAATATCAACAAATGCTACGGCTGACGAGGGCGGTGAGATACACTTGGCCAAACCTCCAAATGCTACTCTCAATGGCGGCATATTTTTTGATGCTTACCAAAACAGACTTAGAATTTTTGAAAATGGTGGTGACTATAGAGGCGTACACATTGACTTTACCAAAGTGCCTACTGGTATAGCAGGGGAACTAATGTGGAAAAAAAGTGCATTTGTCGACGCTGGTGTATATGTTACTATGGACAATCTAAAAGTTGGTGTCACAACTGGTGGTGCTCGTGGATTAAGCATAGGTGCGGTAAGCACAAACTTTACTGCTAATGTGAGTGGATGGTTTGGCTATACTGGTGGTGGGGGAGGAGCCTCTGCTAATAATGTTGCCTATACTACAACAGGATCTGGTTCAGCATTTGGCTGGGGTTTTAACGCCGAAGGCGATGGCGCACAATATAATATATTTGATAAGACCAATAATCGAATGTATCGTGTTACTATGATGATCGGTGCCAGCTGGCTCAACAATATGATCTGTATAGAACGATTAATTTAAGATAAATATAGAATAGAGGATAGCACAATGGCATCAAGAATACAACTAAGACGTGGTACAGCCACCGAATGGACTACAGCGAACCCAACGCTAGCACAGGGTGAAATGGGAGTAGAAACTGATACTGGTAAATTAAAAATTGGTGACGGAACAACCACTTGGGCGGCATTAACCTACGTAGCTATACAAGGAGTTCAAGGAACTACTGGCCCAGCTGGATCAGGTGCTCAAGGAACTACTGGTGCCCAGGGCGCTACGGGTGCCCAGGGCGCTGATGGTTTACAAGGTATCCCAGGACCAAACGGAACCCAAGGAACTGATGGTATACAAGGTGCTACTGGATCAACCCCAACTATAACTATTCCTGGGCCTTACGATGATGATTTAAATGCTGGATTGGATGGTGTAGCCATAGGACAACTGTACTATCAACCAGGCGGTGCTGTATTTGTTAGGTTAACCTAATATGCCTACAATAACTCTACAACAAATTAATTTAGGTGGATATGCTAATGATGGCACAGGTGATGACCTACGCACAGCATTTGCCAAAGTAATAGCCAACTTTCAAACTATAAAGGATTCAATTCCTAGTAGTCTAGCCGAAGATACTAACCCAACTTTAGGTGGTGATTTAGACTTAAACGGCTTTGATCTTAACAGTGATAGCTTGGTCACATTAGATGCTCCTGGTTTAACTGTTACTGGTCCAGTTACAGCCACTAATTTTGTAGGACAAATCAGTGATATCAGTAATCATAATTTGGACGCACTAGCAGATGTAATCATAGAGGAACCTCCTATAGCAGGAGAAAGTTTGGTCTATGATGGTAATATTTGGCGTCCTGGGGCAGTCAGCGCAACTTTCGCAACCGTCGATGGTGGAAGCTCATCTACTATATATAACTTAGAGGATGGAGCAGTTATCGACGGAGGCAATGCTTGAAAGTAGCAGTAATAACTAGTTTATCAGGACTTAACTCAACATTACGTGATCCCAGCAACGGTGGCTTTGAAGGTGTAGACTATTACGCTTATGTAGATCGTTTACACGATGTACACATATGGCGTCAACGTCCAATAATAGAATTTAGTAAAGATCCAGTATACGCAGCAAGGCGTAATGCCAAACTACCTAAAGTACTTGGTTTTATGATGATACCTGGATATGACTACTATATTTGGCACGATCACTACTGTGAATTACAAACTGATCCAAAAGAAATTATAAATCTTATTGGTGATAGTGATATGGGTGTATTCAAACATGCCAGTAGAGATTGCGTATATGAAGAAATACACATTGTAGCATTAAGTAAATTTGATACTGTAGAAAATTTAAATTCCATGCATGACGTATTTCGTCGCTGTAATTGGCCTGCTCATGCTGGACTATACGAAATGACCAGTTTTATATACAAAAATAATCCTCGAGTACAGGCTACTATGTTAAATTGGTGGGATATTATAGTACAAAGTAGCAGCAGGGATCAACTTAGCTTTCCTCTAGCAGCAGGAATGAACGATTTAAAACTACACATATTACCAGGAACAGCCCAACCATATGGCGGAAGTAATAAGTTTATGCCCAGTGTTAGGGATAAAATAGGCAGCTAAAATCCTATAAATATAACATAGGGAGCACTTATGTTAGATATTTGGAGCGTAAAATCTGGTCATAGTTTAGGAACTTTTGAAGAAAGATCATCTGTAAATGTTTCTTTACCTGTTGTTTCAAATATACCTAATGTAAAGTATAGCATAATAAGTGGACAACTGCCTCCAGGAATTAGGTTAAAAAATAATCAAATATTAGGAACCCCTCTAGAAGTAGTAAGACCTACTACTTTTAATTTTTGTATACGTGCTGAAAAAGATAGTGAAATAGCCGATCGCACATTGAGAATAACCATTAATGGCAGTGATGAACCGATAGTTCTTACTAATCCTGGATTATTGCCAGTGGGACCTAACGAAACTTATTTTGTTCTTGATTCAACTCCTATCGACTTTCAACTAGAAGTAACTGACACTGATACAGCAGCAGGACAAAGATTAAGATTTTTCATAGCCAGTGGTGATGGCCTATTACCTCCAGGCACTACACTAAGTGACAGTGGACGCATTAGTGGCTTTATAGATCCTTTACTAGCTATAAAATTAAATGAACAAAATGGTAATTATGACAGTCAAGGTTATGATGCTGTGGCCTTTGACTATGGACTAGTATCCGATAATGGATTTGATAGCTTTGGATTTGATAGTATAACCTTTGATTACAGTGCTCCAACTAAAGGACTTAGAAAACTTAATAGAAATTATGAATTCATAGTGACTATAACAGATGGCGACACAATAATAAGAAAAAAGTTTAGAATATACGTTGTTGGTGAGGACTATCTCAGAGCAGATAATACAATACTAAGAGTAGGTACTGGATCATATCTAGCCAGCAGTAGTAGTTTGAAAACTCCTATTTGGCGCACACCTCCTAATTTAGGCACAGTTAGGTGTAATAACTATCAAATAATTAAACTAGACATTTATAATACTGTGGACATTGGACCAGTACAATACTATTTAAATCCACTGAATCCAGATCAAACTGCTAGTGTACTTCCTCCTGGTCTAAAATTAGATATAAAGAGTGGTGAACTATTTGGCCTATTACCTTATCAGCCAGAGTTCACTAAAACCTATCACTTTACTGTTACAGTAACAAGATTTGGTAATGATAATGAAACAGCTCCGGTGCCTAGAACCTTTAGTATTACAATACTGGGACAGATTGATAGTACATTAAAATGGATTAGCCCCAACAACCTAGGCACAATTGATGCTAATTACACCAGTACTCTAAAAATACAAGCATCTAGCACTTTAGATAATTCTGTAATTAGATATCAAATTATGGAAGGTCAATTACCTCCAGGTCTTAACTTAATGGATGAGGGTGAGATAGTTGGTAAAGTACAGCAATATACTAGCCAAAATAATCCAGGTATAACAACTTTTTATGATATAGAACTTGGTGAACGTATTAGTAATCAAACCTTAGATGGTGGTGAAACTACTATAGATAAGAGTTATAGATTTGTTGTTAGAGCCTATGACCAATTAAACTATAGTGCTATAGATAGAGAATTTATTTTAGATATAAACACACCTAATGATAGGCTCTATAGTAACATATACACTACCAGTTATATGAGTATAGGTAAAAGAAAATTATTTAAAGATTTTATTTTAAATGAAAATGTGTTCCCACAAAAAAATATATACCGTATAACTGATCCTAATTTTGGTCTAAAGACTGACATGCGTATACTGGTCTATGCTGGTATAGAAACTGTTGATGTTGGTGAATATATCAGTATCATTGGTCTCAATCATCAGAGAAAACGATTTTTATTTGGTGATATAAAAACTGCTAGAGCCACAGTTCCAGGCACCAATAACACTGTGTATGAAATAATATATGTTGATATTATTGATCCACTAGATAAGAAAGATCAACATCTTCCTTTAGAAACAAAAAAATTCAGTAAAGTTAACACAGTAATTACAGCAGATGCCAGTAACTATCTATGGAAGGCACAGGATCAATATAGCTTTGTAAAGAAAAGAGAAATAATGTCTGCTAGACCATTAGAAAACATAACCATAGATCGTACTAACTTATTGGCCAGTGATCCGCAGTCCAGTAAGAGATATCCAAATACAATTACTAATTGGCGTAGAAGAATACGATATCATGAACTTATCAATGGCAAAAGTATAGCCAGCGAAAGAAATTATTTGCCATTATGGATGACCAGTTTTCAAAGTAATAAAGAAGAATTAGGCTTTGTACTAGCCATGCCCTTGTGTTATTGTAAACCTAATATGAGTCAAGAAATCATTTTAAACATAAAAAATTACATGGCCACTACAAATTTTAATTTCAATGATTTAGACTATGTGGTTGATAGATATATTATTGATAGTATAAGCGGGTATGGCAACGATAAATATCTGGTATTTAAAAATCAAGGCGTTACTGTATGAGTAATATTATAACCACAAATATTGATGAAAACTTTCCAGTACAAGGACAGGATAATCCCAGTGCAGGATTTAGGAATAATTTTGCTGGAATTAAAACAGCCTTGACCACAGCCAAATCTGAAATTACCAATTTAGAAAACAATGCTGCTAAAACCAATGCTGATAATAACTTTAATAGAAACTTAATTAGTAATGCCTTAATTAACAATACGCAAACACTATTTAAAAATCAAGGCTTGGCTATTTTGCTTAAAGAGCTGGATGTAACAGATTCATTAGATCAAAAAATAACTGTGACTGGTACTACTGTGATTAAGTTTATATCATGGCCCAACAATGATTCCCTAGCAAGATTACATGCTATAAATTTATACTGTAAGTTTCAATTGGATCCACTAGATACAAACCTAATGAATTATAGAATTAATTTTAGCACTGAAGTAGGCGGCAATATTAAAGGCTATTCAACTGATTCTCCATTTACCTTTAATTCGGGAGCAGGGGGTTGGCACTTAAAACCATATATCAATGCCTCTGTTAATACAGATGTAAATGCCTATGAACATGTTTTAAAAATTTGGAGCTATAATAATGGCAGCGATGTATACATAAAATATTTAGGGAGTTTTGCTTGATACACCCTCTAGTTGATTTGACTAATCTTACTGACACTCAATTGGAAGATAAGATACAGGAGCTGGGTCGTAAATACTTTATGATGGGCAGTGCTGATCTAAAATTCCAAATAGTTCAATTATTAGAAATGCACAAAGCTGAATTACATAATAGACGTATGAAAACCTACGAACAACAATTTCAAAAACATCAGGATAAAGGACTTGACAGTTTAATTAATATCAATTAAAATAAGGGTATGAAACCTGATAAATTTGGCAATCTTATATATAACCAAGAGGATATATTAGAACTAATATATCAAAATAGAACTGATCTGATTGAACAAGTTTACTGTGATCCAAGTATAGAGATTGATAACTATGTTTTGAAAAAAATTGATCCAGAATTATACAGTATAGAATTAAGCCTGTTTGATACTTTTAGCCAACATGAATGGCTAATGCCAGAAGAATATAAAAACTTTGATATTGAAACTTGGCTCTATAACCAAATTACTCCTTGGGATGATAACAACCAAAGACTAAGAGATGAACTGTTTGAATTTGAAGTACGTGGTATGATGGATCTACTACGTTGGCTCAAATACTTTGTAGATACTGCTAGGGCTAACAACATAGTTTGGGGGGTAGGTCGTGGTAGTAGTGTAGCCAGTTATGTTTTATACTTGATAGGAGTACATAAAATTGATCCCGTTAAATATGATTTAGACTGGTGGGAATTTTTGAGATAACTATAAAATA